CTCCAACTCGTTTGGTCTAAATCCGATGACGACCTCATCCGAGAAGCGAAGGACGAGTTCTACAACAACAATGACGTTGATTCGTTATTGAATGCTGTAGAGGCTCCGGACTTCGTTACTGGGATTAAGAGCATGTACAATAATGTTAATGCTCCGGTTGTACCGAGTAATAAAGTCCCACTACTACTTCGTGCACGAAAGTTCACGAAGTTCATTAGTGGGGGTTATCTTTATTACTCCTTCGGTGTCGCACCATTGATCAGTGATATGCGCAAGTTGTCCAAAGCTACCGCCTCTTATTCGAGGCGGTTACAAAAGACACTTGCTACAGCGGGCACAGTAGTTTCTGTGCACCGGTCCTGCGGAGGCACCTTCTTGAACACATTAAGTTCAGGGAACGGTCTCCCCCTACCGGCTGGTTATGGAGCATCTCCAGATAATGGCATGTGTTGGCGGTCCCAGGTTATAGAAACCTTAAAACCGATCAAAACAGTCACTATCCGCGGAGTTCGTGAACACAAGTATATGTCCCCGTTCTTTCAGAACTTGGATAATCTTGCTACACGATTCGGGTCCATTGGACCTGCCAGTTTCGCCTGGGAGAGAATTCCATTCTCTTTCGTGGCTGACTGGTTCGTAGATGGGTCTGATGTCTTTAATAAGCTTGACAACTTCCTTACTGGAAGTCGAAAGAATATTCAAGACGGCTGTATAAGCTACAAATACGGATGTGTTGCTGGCGCAATAAAACAGCGCCGTGCAACCAACGAGTATAGTAGCTATGACGGCTTACAGACCGCAGTGAACGAGATACAGTACTACCACCGAAAGCCCATTGATACCGGACTTAATACCGGTCTTAGTGGTAGGTTTGGAAAAAAGCAAATCGCCCTCACGGGTGCTTTGCTCAGCCAAATGGCTGCGAACCTAAAGCTCAAGAGATAAACAGTCAAACACATACTAAAATGCCTATTGACCTTAACCTCACGGTTAGTGCTCTAGCGTTCAATAACGCCTGGTCCGATAAAACGGGCTCAGAGCGTCGCGAAACGTCACGGGGGGCTAATTTGCCCACCGTGCTCTCGATTAAACATCAAGACTACGTTGACTCGGCTACGAAAGTACCGGGTAAACGCAGCGTTGTGCGGCTAGACTACTACATGACCATGACGGACGGAATTATCCGGCCCGTGAGCTTGTACGTTGTGTGTGCTGCGCCAACCGATCCGCTCGTTACCACGACGATCACCAACACAATGTGTGATTATCTTGTTAACTTGCTACACGGGACTACTAACACGAATGGCCTTGGTCTCAGAGATGAGATTTTCGGCGATAAGTTACAGTAGCCCCTATTGTTAGCCATATAGTATATACTGCATGGCACGCCATGCTTTGTGTACTCAGTACTCAGAGTTATATAACCCAAAATACAGAGAACATGAAAGCTAAAGCAAACAGTCTTGTCTATATTGCAGTACCCTTCTATTCCCGTAAGGGCATAGTCGTCTACCGCAAGTTTGGACTGGATGTAGGATTGGATCAGTTACCGATCAAGGGTATCTTGTGGTGGCCCCTCCGCAAGGAGAGGTACAACCGCTTCGTTGTCCTTGGTAAGCAGCACTCGATTCCCCGCCAGGTTATTTATTTCAATGAATAACCTCAAGCCGGAATCGAGACAACAACAAGCAGGCAGGCAGGCCGATATCGGCCATAGGTATGTGCTAAACATATTCAGTTGCCTGCTAGCAGACATATGTGAGTTATCAAGAGTGGCCATTTGCCCCCCTGATGACATAACGTATGATTGGGTGCTTAAAGAAGCACCTAAGCTTGACAAGGCCTTGCTTATGTGGCTTGAAGGCTCCGGTGAACTACCGGAATTTCCCGAGTGGCTATTGCCACTATGGAATTCGTTTAGGTCCTCAATGGACCCTAACACCCTAAGGCTGATTAGGCAGGTACTCTTGTTCTGCTATAAGATCGAGATTGAACCAACATATGAACAACTCGAAGACGCCCAAAAAGCGTTCGAAGAAACGGATGACAGCATTGGCATTTGGAACCAGCATTTTGCTGGATCTGATAGTCAGGTGCTTACGTCATCTGCGCGACAGATAATAGGCCGCATTATATGCGGTATTAACTGGGCTGATATCTTACCCTCTCATGGGCCAGGGGCAGTTTACCCCCCTGCAAAGCCATGGGAGAAAAGTAAGATATCTACCGTCTACACAACAATCGATAATAAGTATCCTATCGCCGATAACTTCGTATGTCTTCCCAATTATTGGGATGATGTACTTGTTAAAGGCGACAAGTCCCTAAGATCAGCGGACGACATAGTCGCCCGTCTTGTTGCAGTCCCGAAAGACTCCAGGGGTCCACGCTTAATTTGCGTTCACCCTAAAGAGGCAATTTGGATTCAACAGGGTTGTCGTGCTATCCTAGAACGAGC